AAATGAACCCATTTGAATTTTTAAACGCAATCAACTATACCAAGAAAGATTTAATGGTAGACCCAGAGAATGAGAAACATTATAACTCATTCGTAATCAATAGGTCACTATCATACTTTCCTGATACAGTTGCGATTGCAAATGAGATGAACAAGTATCATCATCTAGATAGTCGTCTACAATTCTCATTTCTTATAAATATTATTAGAAAGAGAAAAAGGTTTAGTAAATGGATTAAACCTGAAATAGAAGATGATGTTGAAGTGGTAAAGAAGTATTATGGATATAGTAATGAAAAGTCAAGACAAATACTCCCACTACTTACTCCACAACAAATAGATATCATTAGGAAAAAGGTGAGTAAAGGTGGAAGAAAATAATATAGTAAGTTGGACTCCCGCAAACATGTTGGAAGTGACACTTGCAGAACCAGATGATTTTTTAAAAGTAAGAGAAACCCTAACACGTATCGGTGTTGCATCTCGTAAAGAAAACAAGTTATTTCAATCGTGTCATATACTACATAAACAAGGAAGATACTTTATAGTACACTTCAAAGAATTGTTTATGTTAGACGGAAAGAAATCTAATCTAGAACAATCAGATATAGAAAGAAGAAATACAATCGCAACTCTATTGAGTGATTGGGGATTAGTAGAAATACAGAACACGGAACAAGCAAAGGAATGCAGTTCCCTAAAACAAATAAAGATAATACCATTCAAAGAAAAGAACGAATGGGAATTATGTCCAAAATATAACATAGGAAACAAATGATAGATAAGAATATACTAATAAATCTTAGTCCACTCATTGCAGTTTTCTTTTTCAGTTTAATTGTTTCAGGTTGTTCGATGATGACTGGAATACCATTGACTGATAAGAAATGGGGTGCGGGTAAAGATACTAATATATGTTTTTTTAATAACAAGGGAAATCCTATTTGCGAGAAAAGACTCAACGGAACTATCTTATGTGGTAAGACAGAAGTTGGTCAAGAGATTTGCGTAGATATGACTCCCGCAACTATATACTAATATGCCAGTAAAATATAAACCAAGTGAAGTAAAAATTAATAGACAAACTAAAGTAAAGTCTATCCAACATTATTATATGAAACAATTGTCTCAAGAAGAATTGTTTAAGATGTTGAACGCAGAGAATACAAAACCTAAACTTAAACAAAAGATTAGAAACGAATTATCTAGACGGGGTGTCAGAATAGTAAAGAGTAGTAAACAAGCTGGTGTTTGTTGAAATCTGAAAATTCGTCCCCATATATATAATATAGAGAGAATGCTCGGGTGAGGTTCTCCATAAACTTGCTAATATAGGAGTAGATATGACTACAATAGAAGCGTTTGGACAATTCCGTCCATTTACCGTAGGGTTTGATACTATCTTTGATAAACTATCAGACGCTGCTATACCACATAGTGGTAAAATCAATATCCCATATAACATTGTTAAATCAAAAAACGAAAGTGGAGATGACATCTGGTTCATCGAAATGGCAGTTGCTGGTTATAACAAAAAACACATTGATATTGAACTCAAAGAAAATAATCTGACGATTACTTGTTCTAAAAAAGACGAGGCTCCACCAGAAGATGCAGTTGAGTTTGTTCACAAAGGGATTGCAGAAAGAAACTTTTACAAAACTTTTGCACTTGCAGAACACGTAAAAGTTAACGGTGCAGAAATAGTTGACGGTATTCTGGTAATTGAATTATTCAGAAAAATTCCTGAGAAGGAAAAACCTAAAACTATAAAAATCAAATAACTTTTATTTGTGGTCAAGGGGTAGAAATATCCCTTGACTTTTTTTGATTAATACTATATAATATGCAACAATGGATTTTTATACAAATGTTTCCCGTTTCGGAAACAACTTACTTTACATAGGATACAAAGGTGGTCAGAGAATTCAAAAAAGAATTCCGTTCAAACCAACCTTGTATGTTTCTACACCCAAACCTAAATCTGGTTGGAGAACTTTATTTGACGAACCCGTAGACCCAATAGAGTTTGACTCTATGCGTGATGCGACAGACTTTACAAAAAGATATCAAGGAGTAGAAACCTTTAACATTTACGGAATGAATGATTTCGTATCGCAGTTCATTGCACAAAAATATCCTGACGAAATAAAATTTAATCGTGAACAAATATCAGTCACAAGTTTTGATATCGAAGTACAATCCGATGAAGGTTTCCCCGAACCAAAATATGCAGACTATCCTATTACTGCAATCACTACCAAGAATAACAAAGAGAATGTTTATCGCACGTGGGGTTGTGGAGATTATAATCCCGCAGAGAATGTTCTCTATACTAAATGTCAGAATGAGGCCGCACTCTTACATAAGTTCCTAGATTATTGGAAACAAAATTATCCTGACATTGTCACGGGTTGGAATAGTATTAGTTTTGATATGGTTTATATTGTTAATCGTTTGCGTAAGATGTATGGAGAAGATAAGATAAAAGAACTATCGCCTTGGGGTCATGTCAATGAAGATAAAGGAAAAGATTATTATGGTAATGACGCAACTACTTATGAAATACTTGGTATCACTCAATTAGACTACAAAGAAATATTTGTTAAGTTTACTGGAAATACTCTTGGACAACAAGAGTCTTATTCTTTAAACAATATTGCACACGTAGTTCTTGGAGAAGGTAAGATATCATATGAGGAACAAGACAGTTTATTTGCACTGTACAAGAATGATTATCAAAAGTTTATTGACTATAATATAAAAGATGTAGAATTGATTGATAGACTTGAAGAGTCTCTCGGATTAATTACACTAACAATGACTATGGCTTATCGTGGTGGAGTGAACTATCGTGACGTACTCGGGACAACTAAGATATGGGATAATATAATTTATCGTATGTTAAACAAAAACAAAGTTGTCTGTCCACCCAAAGAAGAAAAGTCTAAATCAAGTTTTGTTGGTGGTTATGTAAAAGAGCCGCAAGTGGGAAGTCACGAATGGATTGTTTCTTTTGACTTAAACTCACTGTATCCAAATATTATTATACAGAATAACATGTCCCCTGAGACAGTAGTGGACGGTCTGGTTAATACTTCTTTAGAACATGTACTCAGAAAACAAACTGAGATTGATACTACTTATGCGACTGCACCTAATGGTGCAAGATTTAAAAAAGATAGACAAGGTGTGATACCATATGTAATTCAAAAGTATTACGAAGAAAGAGTTGACATTAAAAAAGAAATGTTAGAATTAAAACAAGAGTATGAGTCTACACCAACCAAGTCTTTGTCAAATAGAATATCACATTTAGATAATCAACAGATGTCTATTAAGATTTTAATGAATTCATTGTATGGTGCGTTAGGTAATCGTTGGTTTAGATACTTTGACCAAAGAGTTGCAGAGTCAATCACACTTGGTGGTCAACTATCTATTCTATGGGCAGAAAGAACTGTCAATAAAGAAATGAATAAACTAATGTCTACTGACGATGTAGATTATGTGATTGCAATTGATACTGACTCTCTCTATATTAATATGGGAGAACTCGTCCAAAAATTTAATCCTAAAAATCCAGTTAAGTTTTTGGACGAGATTTGTAAAACCCATTTTGAAAAAGTATTGACCGAGTCTTATCAAGAACTTGCAGACTATACGGGTGCAATGTCTAATCGTATGGAAATGGGTAGAGAAGTAATCGCAGACAAAGGTATCTGGGTTGCAAAGAAAAGATATATTCTAAATGTTCACAACTCAGAAGGTGTACAGTATTCAGAACCTAAACTTAAAATTATGGGTATTGAAGCTATCAAGTCGTCAACTCCAGAGTTGGTTCGTGATAACATGAAAAAACTATTTAAGATTATTGTTGCACAAACACAAAATGATGCACAACACTTTGTAAGTGTATTCAAAAATGTATTCAAAGACTCTCCCGCAGAAGATATATCTTTTCCGAGAGGAGTCCGTCATGTAAAAAAATATGCAGACAGAAATACTATTTACGGAAAAGGAACACCGATACATTCTAGGGGTTGTCTATTGTTCAATCATTATCTTAGAAAGAATAATCTAACAATCAAGTATGAAGAAATAAACAACGGAGAAAAAATTAAATATGTTTATTTGAAAACTCCTAATCCAATAAATGAAAATGTGATTTCTTTCAAAACAGTTTTACCAAAAGAATTAAACCTAAATAAATATATCGACTATGATAAAATGTTTGAGAAAACTTTTCTTGAACCACTTGAACCAATCTTTGATGCAGTTGGTTGGAGTGCAGAACCAAAAGCATCATTAGAGGATTTTTTTGGATAATGGCTCAAGTACATGAAATGATTTATATGAAGATGACTAACGGAGAGTACATCTATGGAACTAATTTAGATATTGGTAGATATAGTGTTAAACACAAATGCGAATGCGAACGTGAGTTTGACCACGTACCACCATGCAAGTTAGAAGGTCAAGGTGGATACTCAGACGGGTCAAAAGCATTTAAGTATGTTGGTACAGACCATGACCCAATGACTCACTCGCACCCACCGAGTAAAGAAGAACTTCATACTGACGCATGGGGTAAAAAAGTTTTTAAGAAAACAAATGGTTGGGATTATAAAACGGGTGAATTTATTTACAACGAAAAATGGTAGGAGTAATTATGGATTATGTTATTGCAATTCTACAAGTGAGTGGAATAGTAATTTTATGTTATCTATTTGTTATGTTCGGAATATCAGGTAAACTCAAAAACTTTTTATCTGATAGTTGGGGTGTAATAATGTGGATTATAGGAATGAAAAAATTTATTAAGAAAGATGAAAAAGACAGAGACGGTGGTTGGTAAAGAACACGAAAAAAGAATGAAGAAGTATCGCAAGATATGGAAAGAACAAGGTTGTATGCATTGGAGAGACTCTTCCGATTGACATTCTTTGTTGTATCATGTATAATATGCGACAATGTATAGTCTAACTATTTTTAAGAACACATATGACAATAAGACGCATAGGACTATGCAGTTTCAGTCGTGGGACAAATTTGCATTATTGTTATATGAGTTATCCAATAAGGAAGGTGTAAAAGGTGGAAATAATAGTTCTTCTCTTATTAGTCCTGCTCAGTTTCACGAAGGTGGGACAAGGAGTAATAAGAATGTTAATAAATGGGGTTCTTGGGCTTGTCTTGATTGCGATAGTTTTATACTTGATAACAATCCTTGTACTGAACCTGATACTGTTCGCAGTTTAGAAAAACAACTCTATCAAATGTTTGGTGCATACGAATACGTATGTTATAGTACTGCATCATCTACAGTTAAGAAACCAAAGTTTCGTTTGGTGTTTCCACTAACCAAAGAAGTCCACGCAAAAGATTTATCTCACTTTTGGTTTGCAATGAATAAAGAATTTAAAGATATTGGTGACGAACAAACTAAAGACCTTGCAAGAATGTATTATGTTCCCGCACAATATCCAAACGCATATAACTTTTATTTTAGAAACAGTGGTATCACACTTGACCCACAAATGTTAATGGAGAAACATTCTTATATTGAAAACAAGGGTAAGAACTTTCTAGATAGATTACCACCAGAGTTGCAACAAGCAGTTGTTGAACATCGTAAGAGTAAACTAGATAATACTAATTATACTTGGACGGGATTTTCTGATTGTCCGTTTTGGTCTAAGAAACTTGAAACAGAATATCGTGCGATTACTGAAACGGGTTGGTACTACAAGATGTATCAGATTATGGTTGCGGTATGTGGTAATGCAGTATCGAAAGGATATCCTATCACTGCAGAACAAGTCGCAACATTATGTAAAGAGTTTGACGGTGTCACGGGTGGTTGGTATAAAAATCGTGATATGGTAAAAGAGTCAGATAGAGCATTAGAGTATGTCTACAGAAACAGAAGTTAAGACCGTGAAGATATTAGTCACTGGTGGTGCGGGATTTATTGGAAGTCATCTAATGAATTCTTTACTAACAAAAGAATATGATTTATATTGTGTCGGAGTAGACAACTTTAATAATTACTATGACCCACAACTAAAGAAAGATAGGTGTGAAGAGTTTGGTTTAGAAATAAGAGATTGTGATTTAAATGACTTTGAAAGATTAGATATGTTGTTTCAATCATACGAACCTGATATCGTAGTGCATCTAGCCGCACGTGCGGGTGTACGTAATAGTATGGGTAATGAACATTTGTATCATAGAGATAATATCGAAGGTACACAAAATTTAATTAACGTATGTAAACTACATCAAGTAGAGAAAGTAATATATGCGTCCACAAGTTCTGTATACAGTGGGACAACTACTTTGCCTTGGACAGAAGATAACGTCCAACCGCATCAAAGAAATCCTTATGCATATACTAAGTATGTAAACGAATGTCAATTTAAAATGTCGGGATTACATAATATCGGTCTAAGATTTTTTACAGTGTATGGGCCATGGGGTAGACCTGACATGGCACTCTTTGATTTTAGTACAAGTATTGTAAAAGATAAACCAATCAAAGCATATAACTATGGATTGATGAAAAGAGATTTTACTTACATCGATGATATTGTTGAAGGAATAAAACTTGTTATCTTTAATCAAGACATAGAGTCTGGAGAGATATTTAATATAGGTAATGGTAAACAAGTTGAACTTATGAAGTTTATAGATAGAATTGGAAAAGAATTAAACAGAGAACCAAAAGTAAATTTAGTACCACCACACCCCGCAGATGTTCTTGAGACTTGGAGTAATACAAACAAACTACAGAAGTTGGGATATCAACCTATGGTCGATATAGAAGAAGGTGTTGCACATTTTATGGAATGGTATAAAGATTATATGGAAGTGAACTGATGAAGTACAATAAAGAAGAATGGGAAAATCTTGCATCTTGTATCAAGACAGAACAAATCCCACCACGTGATATATTTGAAATATTTTTAAATAACCCAGAGTTTGCAGAATGGTACAGAAACAAGACAGTAAAATAAGAATGGGTATTGTCGGACATGGTTTTGTCGGTAAGGCAATTGACTATGCATTTACTCATGAACTAGTCGATAAGTTTTTAGTAGACCCATTGTATGATACTACTATAGACGATTTAGTAGATTACAAACCTATCATGACTTTTATTACTGCACCTACACCGATGCATGACAATGGTATGGTAGACGCATCAATAGTTGAAGATGCAGTTTTAAAACTTATACAACATACTAAAAGTATGGTTGTTATTAAATCAACAATTACACCCGATGTAATTAATCGTTTGTACAATTCTATACATGATGAAGATAAACAAAGACTTACTTACAACCCAGAGTTTCTAACAGAGAACTCCGCAAA